ACGTTGATAGGGCGCCGGAAGTTGCGGCTAAAATTGCTGACGTTCAAGCACAAGTGGATTTTCTTCGCCGCGTAGCTCAAGAGGCTCAAAAGGGTGAAATTCAAAAGGATGATCCAGAGATCGAAGAGCTGATGCTTTCAATGCAGACGCTACTAGAGGAGCCTATGGTAACTATTCGCGAAGGCTTGGTGTTTGACTTCCCAGAGGCCAATTCCATTATTATAGACCCTCGATGCCGTCAGCTGCGCGGGTTCGTTGGTGCGGAATGGATTGCCCACGAAATGTATTTAACGCCAGACGAAGTAAAAGAGATTTACGACGTCGATCTTAAAGATAAGTACCGCACATATGATATGAAGGGTCGGTCAACTGGCCCATACGATGAATACCGTCAGCGATCTTCGTATGACGATATTAACGGTGAAGGCGCGCCTGATGGTCTGGTTCAAATCTTTGAAGTGTATGACCGCAAGACTGGCGTTCAGTATTGTCTTGCTGATGGTCACAATGACTTCTTGCGTGAACCTATGGGGCCAGACGTAAAAGTCGAAACATTCTGGCCTATCTTCTCGTTGGTGTTTAATGAGATCGAGCATAAAGATCATCTATATCCTCCATCAGACATCAGCCTTTTGATGCCTATGCAGCACGAATACAATCGGGCAAGGCAGGGTTTGCGTGAGCACAGAAGGGCCAATCGTCCTAAGTATGCAGCACCAGCCGGTGTTTTGGAGGATGCGGATAAGGAAAAGCTGGCTACGCACCCAGCAAACGCCGTCATCGAGCTACAGGCCCTTGCAGCTGGTCAGAAGGTCAATGACGTTATTCAGCCGATAGGTCAGATTGGTATTGATCCGAACCTCTACGAGGTACGCACTATATTTGACGACATCCAGCTTGTTGTCGGCGCGCAAGAGGCTCAGTTTGGTGGGCTGTCCCGCGCTACGGCGACAGAGACATCGATTGCCGAAAGCGCGCGTATGTCAACGATGGGCGCAAATGTTGACGAGCTAGACAGCTTTATGTCGGAAATGACGCGCGCTGCCGGTCAAGTCGTTTTGGCGAATTTGTCTATCGATGAAGTTAAGAAGATTGTTGGCCCCGGCGCTGTTTGGCCGGAGATGACACGCGATCAGATTATGGAAGAGATTTATCTGGAGATCGAAGCGGGATCGACGGGTAAACCTAACCGCGCAGCCGAGCTTGCAAACATTGAGCGGATTATGCCGTTCTTGCTGCAAATACCGGGTATCGACCCGAAGTGGCTGGCTAAAGAATTGCTTAAACGTCTTGATGACAAGCTCGAGCTTGATTCAGCGTTTGCAGATAAGATTCCTAGTATTGTTGCAATGAACCAAGCGCAACAACCGGGAACTGGTGATCCAGCTTTGCAGGGTCCACCAGGAGGGGGCGCAGATAATGCGCCGAGGCAGCTTCCAGGGGGCGGGGGAGGCCCAGCGCCGATGGGAGCTAATAACCAGTAAATTTTTGCAATTTGTTGATAACTACGATCAACAGATGTAAAATAAAAGGAGAAGGACGCTAAGATGGTTGAAGAAACCGAGGTTGCGGAACCGTCCACCGAGACCGAAGTAATCGAGGACGATAATGCGGTGTCGTCTGCCGCAGAAAGCGAAACCGAAGCGGATTTGTTGAGTGTCATACAAGACGCGATGCAGCCCGAAGAGGAAACAGAGTCGCACTCTGAAAACGAGGTTGAGGAACCGGATACGCTTGTAGCTGAGTCTGATGCTGAAAACGATGAAGTAGTCGATGATGCAGAGGATTTTTCTGACGAACCGTTTCATAAACATCCACGTTTTAAGAAAGTATTGGAAGAACGGAACTCATACAAGGATAGTGCTGAAAAGTTTAACGTGATGCAGAATTACCTGATGGACAACCAACTGTCTGGTGACGAAGCCGCAAAAGGTTTGGAGATCATGGCTTTGATGAAAGCCGATCCAATGGCCGCACTTAATGCTCTAAAACCGTATGTGCAGAATTTATCCCAAGCAGCTGGAATTGTGCTGCCGAAAGATATTCAGACCCGTGTTGACGATGGCTACTTAGACGAGGATGCGGGACGCGAGTTAGCGGTTGCGAGAGCTGGTGAGCAAAGGGCTAACGCCCAGGTAAATCAATATGCTCAAGCGCAGCAACAGAACGCCGCGCGGCAGCATATTAACTCGCTGGCTGAAACGGTGACTGCGTGGGAAGAGAAAGCCCGACAGTCCGATCCAGACTTTAACCTCAAGCAAGAAGAAATTGATGACCGAATTAGGGTTATGGTTTCGGAGCGAGGAAGGCCAAATACGCCGCAAGATGCAATATCTATGGCGAAAGAGGCTTACGATGCGGTAAACACCCGCTTCCAAACGCGCTTTGCAGACCGACGCCCAATTAAGACGGCATCTGGTGGCAAAATTGGAGGAAGCCCACAAGCGGAACCACAGTCGTTACAAGATGCGATTGCCAATGCTTTGGGCAACTCATAACACGTTAGGAAAGTAAGATGGCTTTTAGTTCAGCCGAATTGGACAACATCGCTAACGCTGCCCTCGATTACTACATCGACAAAGGCAACGTTTATTCACAATCACTGCAAGACAAGCCTTTGCTCAAAGCAATGGACTCTGGGGCTAAGACATTCCCAGGGGGCAAGGGTGAAATGAGTGTAGCCGTAAAAGGTACTTACACCACTTCAGTTTCTGGCTACACGCATAACGATACAGTAACTTATGCAAACCCAGCAAACATCAAGCGCGCAAACTACTCATGGAAAGAGCACCACGCTGGTATTTCCTTGACGCTGACCGAACTTAAAAAGGACGGTATTAGCGTTACGGATAGCACCACATCTTCTGGTGTTTCCAACCACTCTGGGCGCGACCAGACTGTTCTTGCGAACTTGTTCGAAGACAAGCTCGACGACATGATGGAAGGGTACACACGCGGTATCAATGACTTCCTTTATGGCGACGGTACAGCAGACGCCAATGCGATTGCTGGTATTCAGACTTTGGTTTTGGATGACCCGACTGTTTCGGGTACTACTGTCGGCGGATTGTCTACCGTGTCTAACACATGGTGGCGCAACCGTTCTAACGTTGCGATTGCTACAACCACAACAGGCCAAGAACTGATTGAAACTCTTCACTCAGAAATGCGCCAACTCAAGCGTTTTGGCGGCAAGCCCAACGTTGCAGTTTGTGGTTCAGCGTTCCTAGATCGTCTTGGTGACGAACTTCGCCGCAATGGTAACTACTCGCAGACTGGCTTCTCACGCGGCCAGAACATCGCAATGGGCGAGATCAGCTACAACGGTCTGACATTCGCTTATGACCCGACGCTCGATGATCTGACAATTTCTGGCAAAACTCCCAGCAAGCGTTGCTATATCATCGATTCATCTAAGCTGTGCTTGTACTACATGGACGGCGAAAAGATGAAGCGGCATAGCCCTGCGCGTCCAGCGGATCAGTACGTTATGTATCGTGCTATCACTACTACTGCGGCACTTTCAGCCACACAGCTGAACTGCCACGGTGTTTATGAAATTGCATAATTTCAAAGGGGGGGCGCACTGCGCCCTCCCATCACAACCAGGAGAAAACTATGTTTCAATTATGTAGGTGTACCGTCGCTATTGGTGGGGATATTCGTAGCGTTGTACCAAAAACCCAAGTTACACCAGCTGAAATAATGCTGCTGCAATCAATTCACGGCGCTGATGCTGTAACCAACATTCGTGTCGTAGGCGAATTGGATGCCACAGTTGACCAAGAGCGCAACCGGCTTGGCAGCTTTTACAAAGATGAAAAAGTTGTCGGCATGTTTAACCAGTTTGGTGATCTGCCTTCTACCTTAGAAGCTGCGCGGATTCCAAGCGAATTGCTTGACCCATCTTGGAAACCAGAGCCCGTAAAGCCAGTCAAGAAGAAGGCTACCAAAAAGCGCGCCCGTACTGCAAAGGGGCATTTCGTTAAAGATGACCCCGCAACGCCCGAAAACGAGGCATACGTCGAGGAATAGATCATGGCTAGAGGTACGTCATTAGGACAGCTGATTGATGATTTGAGAGCGGAAGTCGGTCATTCCTTGCAGCCGAATTTAGGCAAGGCGACACGCGATGTTTTCATTAACATGCTGCAAAGAACGCAAAGGCGGTTGTGGGACGACTACAGCTGGCCTTTTCTTTCCATTACGCGCGACATCGCGATTAGTGCTGGGCAGCGTTACTATGACGTACCTAATGATCTAGTGTTTGAGCGCATCGAGCGCATGGAAACAAAACACGGAGATTACTGGTCAAAGCTCAAATATGGCATTACCGCAGAACACTACAATCAACATGATAGTGATCGCGGCATTCGCTCGTCACCTATTCGCCGTTACGACGCTTACGAAAACAATCAGATTGAAATGTGGCCCATCCCTTCCAATAACTCTGATGCCGTAACAGGCACAGACAGTGTTCGTGTGCATGGTATCAAAAACCTAAGTCAGTTTACCAGCGAAGCCGACACTGCGGATTTGGATGACCAGCTGATTGTTCTCTATGCTGCGGCAGAAATTCTGGCGCGTCAAAAGCAGGCTGATGCTCAAAACAAAATTGCGCAAGCTCAAGCGCATTACGCGCGTCTCAAGGCGCGTATGGCTAAGACTGAAACCTTTGTCATTGGCGGCGGTGAGCCAGACGGCATGTATCGCCCTAAAGGCCCACCATTGATTGCCACAACAGGAAATAGCTGATGCCTTACATACTGGTCGAAGATTTCCGTGGCGGCTTAGATCGTCGGCGTATGAACGTGACAGCCGCTCCTGGGACTTTGATTGAGCTGAAGAACGCGCACATCACGCGAGGTGGTGAGATTGAAAAGCGCCCTGCGTTTGTTGAGCTTGTTACTTTGCCAACTAATACCATTGGGTTAGCCGCTTCTGCTGGACAAATTTACACATTCGGATCTGATGCAGCGTCTAGCGTCACTTTCCCAGCGAATACGCCGTCTAACGTGACTTACATTAGGTTGCAGCATCCTTCTGGCGAAGAGCTGACTGACGTTCTCAAGGCGACTTTCTACAACGGAAAGGTGTATGCAGCGGCGCAATTTGCGGATGGTCGAATATACCACTACTTCGATGGTGTGCGAATTACTGATTGGTTTGATGGCCGTGCGCGCAATACATTCGAGGTGACTGCCGGTACTGCTGGCGGGACTGCCGCTACAGCTTCTTTGGAGGTAACTGGCGGCACAAGTAACCCCGGCGACGAGCTGCGGATTTTACGGATTAAAGCTGTCGATCTAATCAGTAGTCCTGTTTCGCACAATGGCTCGAACAACCTTACAGCATCTAATGTTGCAGCCGCCATTACAGCTGGACCTAGTAACTATACGGCCCAAGCGGTTGGTAACGTGGTTACGATTACAGCGCCTGCGGTCGGCATTACATATAACGGATACCAGCTTACTGCCGAAGTTGATGGGGCATTTACTGTTGGCAACATTTCTCACGCCTCTGGCGG